CTGATATATCAAGTATTTTGTTTTTTTGTGCAAAGAACGATATTAACGAAAAAGAAATAAAAGAGTTTATCAGAAATAATTATGAAGACGCAGTGAAGTTATGTTTAGAATTATTGTTAACATTAATATCAAAAGATAAAAAAAAAGAAAAAGTAATAAATTAGACAATAATTTATTTTTTGATATAAAAGGATGGAAAATATTTTGCTATTCAATATTAAAATGGAGTAGGAAAGAATTTTATTCATCGACTGTGGAGGATTTAGAAATGGCTTATAAAGGGTTTTGTATTAAAAATAATATAAATGAAGATTATGAGCCATTTACAAGGGAGAGATACGAAGAGTTAAAAAGGAGATTTCCTGACTAATGGCAACAATAGATGAATTAGTTGTAAAAATATCAGCAGACACAAAAGAATTAAAAAATGCATTTATTAATTCCGAGAAAATTGTCAAAAATAGTGCATCTAGTATTGATAGATCGAGTAATGAAATAAATAAATCTCTAAATAAAATAAATATTTCTGCTGTAGCATTATCTGCATCATTTGGTTTAATGGGTAAGTCAATGCTCTCATCTGCTGGTGAATTTGAGCAAAATGCAATGGCGTTTGAGGTTATGTTAGGGTCTTTAAGTAAAGGGGAAAATTTATTAAAAGACATTATTAAATTAACCAAAAATACACCATTCCAATTACAGGATACTGTATTAGGAGCTAAACGTTTATTAGCATATAATATTGAAGCAGAAAAAGTTATCCCAACTTTAGAGGCATTAGGGAATATAGCCAGCGTTGTAGGTCGTGACAGATTACCTAATCTAATACTTGCGTTTGGTCAAGTAAAAACTCAAACAAAGCTAGCTGGTCAAGAGCTGAGACAATTCACTGAGTCTAGTGTTCCTTTGATAGAGGTTTTAGCTGAACAATTAAACGTAACAGAATCAGATATAAAAAAAATGGTTAGTGAGGGGAAAATTGGGTTTAAAGAAGTTGAGAAGGCTATTATGAGTCTAAGTAGTGGTTCTGGTAGGTTTGGAGATTTAATGAGAAGACAATCAACTACATACATTGGTGTTTTGTCTAATATTAAAGATGCTATTAACATAATATCGATTAATTTAGGGAATAAATTATTGCCAACAGCGACTAAAGTCGCTTTGAAATTCAAAGAAATGCTAGAGGATTTTGCTCAGATTAACATAGGTAGAAAAGATGAGCTTTTAAATGATATAAAAAATACTGAGATTAGAATAAATACTTTAAGGGAACAGATAAAAAAACTCAATGAAGATAGCACAAGTGATAAACTAGGTAAATCTATCCATGTGCTATCAGAAGCTTTTAGAGGAACTTTTATAGCTTTACAGGGCGGAATCCCATCACAAGAAAAATATATATCAAATACAGAAGGGTTAAATTCCGCATTAGATAGCCAAATAACTAGATTGAATAAATTAAAAGCTGAATTAAAAACTTTTCTTAAAGATGATAATAGGCCAGAATTCGGTCCAAATCTTGGGATGAATAAAGAGGAAATAGAATCCTTAAGAGGGGTATCGAATAAAACGGCTGAAAGTATCAAAAAGTCAATGAATGACTCTACAGAAAGCTGGAGTCGTAATTTATCAGACGCTATTATTGATAGTAAAGGGGGTTTTCAAAGTTTAGCTGATTTTGCTAATAATGTATTAAGAGATATAGCCTCTCAAGTCGTTCAATCTCAAATTGCTAGCCCCATTGTTAAATCTGCTACTGATATATTTACAAATAGAAATAATAACAACTCTGCCCCTACAATACCAACTAATACAGGTGCGCCAGTAGTACAACCAACCGCTAGGGCTTTCTCTACAGCTGGGTCTCAAAGTATTACAATCAATCAAACAATACAACCATTAACCGGAATAGATGATAGCCAAGTTCGGGCAGTAGTTGCTAGTCAAGCACCTGCTATTGCAGAACAAGCAAAAATCTCTACACTTGACGCAATATCAAGAGGTGGTAGGGCTAGACAGGTAATAAAAGGAGTATAATAAAAATGCCAATTAATATGCCTAATTCTAATTTTACATCATCAAGTTTTTTACTGAGTTGGAATACACAAGTTTATGGCAACGCATTAACAAGTCAGATCCAAAGGAAAGCAACTACTGGTGCGAGGTGGGTTGCTCAATATGAATTACCCCCATTAAAACGGGAAGGATATGCAGAATGGCAAGCATTTTTTGCTAATCTAAATGGACGGTTAAATACTTTTTATGCTTATGACCCAAACGCTACTTCACCGAGGGGAATTGGAACAGGCACCCCTCTAGTAAATGGGGGTAGTCAAACTGGGAATACATTAGTCACTGACGGTTGGACAAGTTCACAAACTGGTATATTGAAAAAAGGTGATTATTTCTCAGTTAATAATGAATTAAAAATTATTACAAATGATATTGATAGTGACGGAAGTGGCAATGCGACTTTAGAGTTCGAACCGCCATTGAGAAATTCGCCTAGCGATAATGCTTCAATTACTGTTAATGATGCTAAGTGCGAGATGGTATTATTAACTGACGCAGTAAATTTTTCATTGAATAGAAGTTTTGTTAGCTCACCAATAATTATACAAGCTACAGAGGTTTTTTCTTAATGACTAGAGACGTTAATTCGACAACTCTAACAGCTTTTGAGCAAGATAAATTAATAGAAGTTGTTTTGGTTCATATAGATATGGATACCCCATTATATTTGCATAATTATGTTGGTGATATTGAATATGATTCAAATACATATACTGGTCTTGGTGATTTTGGCAAAATAAGTTCAATTATTTCAGGTCAAGATTTAAACGTAGAAAAAATAACTATGAGTTTAAGCGGTATTAATAATTCAATAATATCACAAGCTTTAGGTACAAATTACCAATACAAAGAAATTAATATATATATAACTAATTTAAATTTATCAACATACCAGATAAACACACCAGTTAAGATTTTTAGCGGTTTATTGGATAATATGACTATATCAAGCGGAAAAGAAAGTGAGATATTATTAACAGCCGTCAATAAATTATTTTTACTTACAAAGCCAAATATTAGAAGATATAACTTACCTGACCAAATAACAAGACATCCATTTGACAGTGCTTTTAAATATGTTGATCAATTATCTAATCAAAATATCGTTTGGGGGAGTGGGTTTAACGTTGTCAGAATTTAATTCTTTATTTTATAAATATTTAAACGAAAATAAGAATAAAAAATTTAAATATGGGGAATTTGACTGCTTTTTATTCGTTAAAGGATTACATAAAACAAGTATAGGTAATGAGTTTATAGGGAATTACACAAGAAAATTAGACTACATAGAAAAGCTTAATCAGTTAGGATACAATAGTATCATGAGTTATTGTGATGATAATTTAATTAAGATTGATAATAAAAACGCACAGCGTGGCGATATTGTTTTATACAATGGTGGTCTAGGTTTATGTGATGGTATAAATAGTATTTTTCTAGGTAAAAAAGGGTATAATTTTATCAAAACAAAAAATGTCAAAAGGGTGTATAGATGCCAGAGGTAGCAGCGGCAGTTTCAGCTATAGTTGTGTCAGCTGGGGTGGCTACTGCTGGTGGCGGTGTTCTTGCTTCTATATACGGAGCAATTTTTTTAGCAGGTATAAACTATGCTCTATCGCAAGCCTTCCAAAAACCACTTGAAAACATTAGCTCAGAGTTAATAACAGGAATTAAGTCTAATACAGACGGATCAATAACACCACATAAAATAATTTATGGGAAACGAAGAATAGGCGGAGCAGTTGTTTACAGAAATTTAACAGACGAAGGTTATATACCTGGTACAGAAATTATAGAAACGATTAAACCAAATGAAAATTTATATTACCATACAATTATTGCCTTATCAGGACATGAAATAAATGATGTTTCTAATATTTATTTTAATGATGAAGAATTAACATATAGCTCATTTAGTTCATATATAAATATATTTCAAGTTACAGACGATAAATATAATAAAATAAATATAGATGGATCAATTAACAGTAGAGAGGCGTATATAAATGAATATAATGCAACTACTAGTGATACATACACAAATTCATTAACTGTATACAACTTAACACCAGACTCTACTAGCTTGATGGAGATAGGTGATACATTTACTATTGCAGGTATAACCCAGGGGCGTAATCGTACTGGGAATTCATATACTATACTTCAAGAGTTTACGCTTACAGCATCCTTAAATTCAAATAGTGATGGAGTTGGAACGCTTCAATTTACACCAGAATTCAGAAATCGGGCAGGTACAAGAGCATCGTTGGGTGGTTATATATTTAGTACTGATATAAATAGAAAAATAACTACAAATAAAAAAATAGATA